CCTTAGAATCGTTTTCATGATTGATTGGTTTTCACAGCACGGCATCGAATTCGCCGCATTCGTTTTCACGCTGGTCGTGACGGTCGTTGGATGGGTCGTCGAACACAAGAGTTCGAAAGAACGGAACAAGGACCGTGAGGAAGACATCGAACTGTTGCGGGAGCAGCTCGACGCGTCGAATGCCACGGTTTCAACGCTTCGCGATCAGGTGCGTGCCCTTGAGTCGCAGGCTGACGCCCTGCAACGCCAAGCGACCATCCAGGAAGATGAGGCGTCCGTTCCGGAATGGGAGCTTCGCCAGGTGCAGAACCTCAGACATTCCGTCGCGAACAACAATCCTTTCGACGCCAAGGATGTGAGGGTTGAGCTTTCGAATGGCAAGGAATACGAGCTCGGCGACATCTCGCGCGGCTCCGAATCAAGCTTCCTGTTCCTCGAACGAGGTCTGGAAGTCAGCACCAACGATGACGTACGCATCACCTGGGCTCTTCCCGACGATCTATCCCATCGTTTCTTCGTGATGAAACCGGTCCCTCCGTACCACCGGTCGTGATGCCGAGGATATGGCCGAGTTGATTGCCATCAATCTGCCGCATCTTCGTATACCTGACCACAGTGGAATCGTTTCCCCGCGAATACCACACACGTATCGGGTTCTCATCAAGACGCGCCATCTCCTGAGAATCCTCTCCGATTAGCTCACAGAGCGCGCGAAACTGCCCTTCCGTCAATGCGAAGATATTGATTTCGGCAGTCCTCATCGGTTCCCTTTTCATTTGGATATTCCTTTCGATTCATGCGTCGGCGAGCGCCGATTGCTTATGGTTTGATTTGGTTGATTCCGTCGATTGGCTGGAGGAGCTTGATCATGAGCTGGTAGAGGCTCATGCCGAGCATCGTCGCCGTCTTTTCGAGTTGTTCGGTGTTAAACGACCCCTTGCCTCCCAGACGTTCGCTGACGGTTTTCTCGCTCACGCCAAGTTCTCTGGCGAGCGCGGCCTGCGTCTTGCGGTGTCGTGCGAGCTCGCCGCTGAGATTCCTTGCGATGGTTTCCGTCTCACTCATCTGTCTTGCCGCTCCTTTCTTTGTTCATTGCCTTGCGGTAATTCTTAAATTACCGACTTCGGTAATAATATGATTACCAAAGTCGGTAATCTTTACATTCTCTACCCATATTCGTAATATGGGCATATGGCATACAAAGCAAAAAATGAAGTCACCGACGACAGCCGTAAAATCATCAACGTTTGCAGGAATCTGCTCTCAGACAGCGGCATGAGTATCAAAGAGTTCCTGTACTCCAGCGGATTAGGGAACAACTATTGGTATATGCGCATGCGCTATGAGGCGCCGTTGAATACGTCAGATGTGGAGCACATCGCCTCCACATTCGGGCTCACCAGCCTCGACATCTACACCCGCGCCCTGGGCAGCGATGCCGCCCGCGCCTACGCCGCCCGCGAGCGCCAAAACCAGATCACCGACGATCTGGTCGAACCGAGATTCGAGGACCTGCCACCTCAGGAGCTTGCTGCCAGCACTGACAGGAACCGTGACATGGAGTCCGAGACCCCGGACGAGTGACGGTCTATAGAGTTGGGTGAACCGAAAGGAAAGGAATCAAAGTCATGAGCGAGGAATTCGACCCTGATAACAGAGGGCAGGTGATCCTCTACCGCGCCAATGGGGTGAACGTGCCGGTCGAGGTCACGTACTGGCGGCGGACGTTCTGGATGCCGCAGAAGAACATCGCGCGACTATTCGGCGTGAACGTGCCCGCGGTATCCAAACATCTGGCGAACATCTACGCTGAAGGCGAGTTGGCCGAATCGGCAACTATGTCGGAAATGGAAATAGTTCGAAACGAAGGCGGCAGAACGGTTCGCCGCACCATCCGCTTCTACAGCCTGGACGCGATCATCGCCGTCGGATACAGGGTCAGCAGCCCGCAGGCCACGGCCTTCCGCCAATGGGCGACCAGCGTGCTGCACGAATACATGATCAAGGGCTTCGCTCTCAACGACGACATGCTCAAGAACGGCAACACGTTCGGCGAGGACTACTTCAAGGAGCTCCTCGCCCGAGTACGGGAGATCCGCACCAGCGAGAAACGCCTCTACCAGCAGGTGCTCGCCATATTCCAGGAGATCTGCACCGACTACGACAAGGACAGCGGCATCGCGCGCGAGTTCTACCAGAACATGCAGAACAGGTTCCACTACGCCGCCCACGGGCACACCGCGCCGGAGATCATCACCCAACGCGTCGACGCCACGAAACCGCACATGGGACTGACCACATGGCATGGCTCCCCCAACGGGCGAATCCACAAATCCGATGTGACCGTCGCCAAGAACTACCTGGACGAGAACGAGCTGACGCGGCTCAACCGTCTCACCAGCGGCTTCCTCGACATGATCGAGAACAGGGTCGCGGCGCGACTGACCACCACCATGCCGGAATTCATCCAACTCGTAAGCCAATACATCCAGCTTTCGGGAGGCGCGACGCTCACCGGCAAAGGCACCGTGACCCGCAAGCAGGCGGACAGGAAGGCCGCCGAGGAATATGCGAAGTTCAACGCGGCGCAACCATACGACTTCGAGGAATTCGCCAAGGGCATCGACGGAGGCCGCCACGACGGAATCGGCAGATGAGACAGCCGGCGAGGAGGCAAGTCCGGCCCCAGGGGCAAAGGAATTCTCGACCCGAAGTCTTACTCCCATTCGGGAACCCAGCCGTCATCCACATAGGACGGCCCTGCGCACAACAGCCTACGCCATGCAAAAGGGGTCACGGCAAACGGGTAGTCTGAGCATCGGCAGTACCCAGCACGCGAGCGCCTTCGGCGCGGCGAACCAGGCTGGGTCGTTTCATATCACCGGCGGATGCAGCCTGGATTCCTTCCTCGACCGTGCAGGGAGGGAGCATATCCGCGTCATCGAGCAGCCGCTGCCGAATGGGCTGTGCGGCGCATGGCATGAGGCGAGCCGCACGATATTCCTCCACGACAGGCTCAACCAGCGCCAGCGCCGCTGCACATTGTGCCACGAGCTCATCCATGCCAGACACCACGACCCCGGATGCGGCAGCCAATACGGAGTCAGATGCGAGCGCCGTTGCCGTAGGGAGACGGCGTTGGCGTTGATATCGCCGGTGGATTACGGCATGGCCGAGACGGTGTACGAGGGCAATACGTGGATGATGGCCGTGGAATTGGGAGTCACCATCCAGGTGTTGGAGGATTACCGGCAGCTATTGTACGATTCCGGCGTGTGCGTGCAATGAAAAAGGCCCGGCGTCCGCATGGCCGCGAGCGCCGGGGGCTAGATTCTAAACGTCTAGCAAGTCTGCTTGCATTAAGCTTTATCCCTATAGTTTCAACGTCTTTTCGTTATTGTTTTCAGATTCTAAACGTTTTTATAGTTTAGATTCTAAACAATGTGTTATAGTCATAAGTATGAACGATTCCGACTTTAATCCTCGTAAACGGCACGTGGTCTTCCAGAAGCTGAACATCACCCCATCCTCAATGCCGATCATCTCGCTCATCGCGTCCATCAAGAACGTCAGGGCAAACGGTCTCGACCTGTCACCCGACTACCAGCGAGGATACATCTGGTCGAACGAATACAAGGATCAGCTCATCCTCAGCATCATACTGAACTACCCAATCGGCAACATCGTCATCAACAACCTCGACCAGCCGAACCAACGCAACGCCAGACAGGAATTAGTTGACGGCAAGCAGCGCCTCACCACCATCTTCCGCTTCATGGAGGTAGGCAACGTCGGGCAATGGCTCGACAGCTACGATGACTGGTTCCAGCTCAGCAAAAAGACCTCGGACCAGGCCAAGGAAATCATCAACCGCATCGTCGGAGACTCCGACCCCGACGGGCTCGCCCGCATGCACAGGGCGAAGCGTCTGGCGTTCTCCGACCTGCCGAGCAGCATCCAGATGAACTTCAACACGTACAACATCCCCGTGTACACGATGCAGGCCGCGGACCCTGCGCAGATCCGCAACTATTTCAAGGTTCTGCAGAACCAGGAGAAGCTACGGGCCGGGGAGATCATCAACGCGCTTCCCGACAACCCGATGAGCATGTACTTCGACCGGATACCGGCAGAGGCTTTTCTCACAAGGACGGGATGCTTGAACTTCAAACGCGCGGAACTGGAGAAAGTCTACTATTCCGTTCTCGGAACATGGTTCGATAAAATCCAGATCAACGCCAGCGACAAAACCGTAATTTCCTTCGTGGAGAACATGCCGGACCTCACCGAAACGCAGATTAAACATATCAACAATCTGAACTCCGGCATCATCGCGATCTCCCGGTTGCCAGGCGCGGTACAGAAGATTCGGTCGTCCAAGCGTATGCTCAAACTCGTCTTTGGATTGGCACTGCACGCACCTGGCTATTTCTCTACAACGGACGCGTTCTCCAGACTGCAGGCCGTCTGCGAGTTGTCGTCGAAGCTTGCCGCGTTCAACACCAGCGACTCCGACCAAGTGGCATTCTCTAAATATTTCGGAGACGAATACACTTTGGACAAGGAGAACTTCGAGAAACGGAAGGCATGCGTGTATCGAGCGCTATTCTGGAGCACGTCGCGCGTCTCCTCACGCACCGCATACGTAGACGCGATGGAAATCCTACGACGCATGTTCACCGAATCATTCGACTCCGCATTCGAATATTACACGGCGCACAACATAGCCAAATGAACCCAAGACCCCGGCGCCCGCATACCGCGAGCGCCGGGGTCTTGGGTTCATTCATGAAGTGAACGTCGCGCGTTTTGTCGGCCTTCTTTCCCCGGTTCGCGTTCGGCGCGTTTTTCCTTGTCTCGGCTGCTTCTTGACGCGATCGGCTCGAACAGGTTGGCGATTATGGTCGCCACTGGAACCGCCAGGAAACCAAACGACCATGGACTCGACGTGGCCAAGAACGATATGAAGCTCATCAGCAATGCGACTGCGAACAAACCTGCGCTGACCCACATGCCTTTGCGGCTCTGATCTATCTCCGCCTTGACGAGCTGGTTCTGCCGGTTTGATTCGTCGACCGTGAAGGCGTCGTTCCATCTGCACATACGTTCCTGGACGTCAGCCGGATACTTGTTGAAATCGCTGGGCCGCGGGAGCATGCCTGAGTAGGATTCCGAGATTCCGGATTGCACCAGCATGGATATGGCGCGGACCAGCTCCTCGTCGTTCGGCTGCGTTATCTCGCCTTGTCTTTCTCCATTCTCATCCGGCTGATCGCCGACGTCACGAGACGGCTTCTCGTCTGCCGGGACAGGTTTGCCTGCGCGTTCCTCATCGACTCCATGCGACGGTTCTCCAGCTGATGCGTCCCGCTCAGTCCTGGAATCGTCATCATTCTCATCATCGTCTTCATGCTCATCGTCCACGGCACCTCCTCGCTTTCGTCTTCAATTTACCGGCGAGCGCGTGGATTCGTCAACGTTTCTTCACAATCCGGATAATCCTGACACATTTTGGTGTTTTTGGTGGGCGCGGTTCGTCGTGTTCTGACTTGCATTACTTTCATTGTTATAGTATGATAGTTATATCAGGAAAGGAGGTGAGCATGACACCATCGGAGATAATCACCAGCATCTCGCTCCTCGTCGCGAGCCTCGCGGCCCTCATCAAAGCTGTGACCGGACTCATCAAGGAGATGAGGCGGAAGCCGAAGAGGAAAAAGTGAGAAAGGGTTCCGGCCAGTCGTAGGGGCCGGAACCCCATATCTCCGATTATGCCATGGAACATCATGAGAACGGAATCGACAGTCAGCGCGGTATTCGCGCTCGGAACGGCGGCCAGCGCATGGTTCGGCTGGCCGTTCGCGCTCACCGCCGGATGCGCCATCGTCAGCGCCGTCTTCGCACTCATCGCAGGAAGGAAGGACTGACATGCCCATTGAATATCTGAGCTTTACCGAAGTGGCCGGACGCCTCGGCGTCAAGACGGGCGCCCTCGCCACCTACAAGCTCCCCGAACCAGACGCCACGATCGGCCGCACGCGCGGCTGGCTGCCAGAGACCAT